AATTCTTGTGACAACAACGAATAGATACCACCTAAAGCTGACTCTAATTCATTTGCTAGTTTTCTAATTTCTTCAGCAGTTACTCGTTCAGCATCTCTTGTTACTGCACTTTGTAATAAGAAATCATAAGAAAGTCTTTCTGCTATTGTATTAATACTTCTTTCAACTATTTGTAAATCATATTGTTTCTCAGTTTGTAAAACTGAAACATCATCTTTAACACCAGTAATAATATCACCGTTGCTTGATTCAACTAAATCTCTTTTTTTAGTTAGTGCATTTGGTCTAACCATAAACACTACTTTTGAAGATGCTGCTGCAGATTCTAATAAAGCTTTAGATAAACCCTCAATCGACTTCAAGTCGCCAAGAAATTCCTCGCAGTAAGATCTCCCATAGTCCTCAGTGTCGACTCTAATCATACGAAGTGGTATGTACGGTAAATCATCTTCTTTATAAGTTCCGTAACTTCCAGGTATTTCTACTTTATTACACTCTTGATAACCTGAGTATTTTCCATCTTCTTGTTTTTTAATACAAGTGTATAAATCTATTTCTTCATCTGCATCTGTAACCTGACAAGCAGCTCTTACTTCAGCTGATAAACTTAATGGAGATACACTTTCTTTAATAACTATTTCTAAAAGACTACCTTGACTATCTCTTTTAATACAATACTGACTTAAAGGATAAATTTTCATTTGTCCCTCTTTTGGAAAATGCACTAAAACATTACCAGTAATAATTAAATGTTTTAATGCACTAAACACAGGTACTCTTAAAGCACTCTGTTCAATAGCATTCATTACTTCTCTTTCAATTTTAGCTAAAGATTTTTCTACACTAGTTTTTAATTTTGGATCCTGTTCTAATTCTTCTCTAACTTTACCTGATAAACTTAATCTAAAAAATGGTGCGTTAGGTGGAAGTAATAATAACAACAATTTAGATGCTAGATTATTAACACCTCTAGAACCTACTGATTGATATGGTGTATATAAATCATCACTACTACCAAATCCCTCGTGTGGGAGTATAGCTGGTAAAGTTAACTCAGCACACTCTCGTCCTCTATCTAAAAACTCGTCTCTTTTGATAGATAACTTTTCGTATAATTTACTTAAATTGTTATCTTTTTGTAACATGTAATTTAATTAATTAAGATGGTATATTTAAACCAGAACTACCAGAAGTCATCACATCAGTTCTTAAAGACTTCTTGCCAAGTTTTTTAGCTTTTTTCTTCTTAGCATTTTCTTGACCTTCAGTCTCAATAGCTAGGTCTAATTCAGGTACTTTCGTATCTGCTACTGGTGTAGGAACCGGAGCCGGAGCTGGTGGTGGTGGTGCTGGCTGTCTTGGTCTTCTAGGTGCACACATAATTTATTTCCTTTTTAGTATATTGTCTGTTTGTTTTGATTTTAAAAAATCTATAACCGATCGTTGACCACTTTTAAAAAATATCATTCGTTCACTTTCTTTTAGATCTGCACATTGATCTGGAAATAATTTGTCTAATTCTTTAATTAAATCGTCTGTTAGAAGTGGTAAAGTAAAGTCTTCGTTTTTAGCCATAAATTGTTTATTTTTATCTAAACATGCTACTATTTGCTGTTATTTTTATCTTTTTCATTTTGTATTAAATAATCTAAATAGTTTTTAGCTTTTAATAAATCCTCTAAACCATTTTTAGAACGCCAACGAGAAACATATTTGACAACATTACCCTCATTATAATCAAGTTTGTTAGCTGTTATGTAATCTCTAGGTTGGATTTTAAGTTTATTATAATGTTTAGGATCTGTTGCATCAGGCATTTGGTCTCCACATTCTTATCTTTTTAGATTTAAAATTGTAATCACCATGCTGTAATATGTAAGCTAATCTAGCTTGTAACAGTGCATCTTCTTTAGTTAGTTTTGCTTTGGTAAAAGCTGCTTCAATAGCTGACCATAAATCTTTAGTGTTAAGTATTGCTGCTGCTTTTACTGGACCAATTCCTGGAACTCCTGGAAAATTATCTACATTATCACCACATAATGTTTGTAGTGCATGATTATACTTAGCTTTCTTTTTAGTTATTTTTTCTACAGTTTCTAAGTCTACCAATATATTTCCTGGTATTGTTTTTAAATCTTTATCTATAGATACAATTATTTTATTACCTTTAATATCTGGATCAGTAGCAAATATACCCATTAAATCATCTGCTTCTAATCTTGGTTCACTTATAGCTTCGTATTCTTCAAACAAGTGTCTTCTTATTTCAGGTAAACAAGTTGGTTTTCTTTTATTAGTTCTGTTTAATTTATAAGCCGGATATATTTGTTTTCTAAAATTATTAGTATCAGATAAAAATATATATACTTTTTTAGCACTAAAATTATCTGTTACATTTTTTAAATAATCTTTTACTTTGTCTTTACATTCTTTAAAATCTGTGTGCAACGTCCAAAAGTCATTACCCCAGTTTATAGCTTTTTCACTATTACTAGCTATTGTATAAGCTAGTATGTCACCATCTATTAATAATACATTTTTCATATTTTTGTTTTATTGATTGTTGATATATAATCTGCAAGTGTGTATAATTCTTTTGCTGTTGCATCTCGTTTAAGACTATTTGCTCGTGCTGAAATCCATTGAACGTTACCTTTAACATAACCTTTTAAGTTATCTATTCTATCTAGTGATGGTGAAAATTTATTTAAACCACCACCAAATACTAAAGGTGTCTTAAAAACAGGACACATTTCATATTTAGGATATAATTTAATTACTTGTAATAAAGTAATTGTGTGCTTTAACTTTTTTCTTTTAGCTCTGCGCTGTGATGCTTGCCAAGCCTGAGTAATACACATTATTTTATAGTAACTAGATTTAACCCAACGTTCACTAACTCTAGTTTTACGAGTTCTTAAATCTAAATAAGTCCAACCGTTTTCTGTATAACCACGGGTTAAAACTCTACCACTTAAATTTCTACTAATGTATTGCTTTCCAGGTGTGGCCAATGTTGCTATCTCCAGTAAGTGGAACTCTAAGCTTTGATTTAACTCCAGCTCTTTCGATAGCTTTTATTACTTCTTGTTTAACAAAATCTTCTTTACCTTTTTTAACTTCTAATATTAATTCATCATGGATCCATGCAACTAATTTACAGTCTTCATTTAAAAATGATTTACATTCTGCTATCCAATATTTACTAGCAATAGCAGCACCACTTTGTAATAAACTATTTAATGCACTATGCTGTGATCTACAAAATACTCGTCTACCATCAAGTGCACCAATGTCACCGTTAGCTGAAACTTCTTGTACTTTAGTTACTAACTGTTTTAATGCAGGTATCTTTTTTAAAAACTTATCTTTTAATTTAAAACCTTCTTCAGTAGTTGTACCCATTACTTCACCTAGTTTCTTTCCTCCTCCGCCATAGAGAAATGTGTACATAAATCTTTTTGCAAGCCATCTTTCTTCTTGTTTTAAACCTAATGCTTGTAGTGTTCTTGTATGTATGTCTCCATTAATAACATCATCAGCATACTCGCCACCATCATAAGCAGAAATATAATGACCTAATATTCGTAATTCTATTTGTGACATATCAGCTCCAACCAATACATGACCTTCACTTGCACAAAATAATGAACGACACTCAGGACCATACTCTAAAATTACTGCAGGAACTTGTGCTAAGTTAGGATTACTATGTGTAGCTCTTCCTGTAATAGCGCCATTAATATTTATTGAACCATAAACTCTATTGTTTCTTTCTAATTTTAACCATGCATTATTACCTTCTGCTATTTGAGCTATACGTTTTTGTATCATAAAATATCTTGATAATACTTTAGCTTCTGGCCACTCTAATTCTTTTAAAATTTCATCATCAACTTTAGCTCTACCATCAGGTGTAAATTCTTTTGGTTTCCAATTACGATTTTCTTTTAATCTAAAAGCAATATGATCTCTTGAGTTTGGATTAAATTGTATTTCTTTCTTTTTAATAAAAGCAACACCTGCTTTGTAACCCATTTTTTTATTATCTCGTTTAGGAATAAATTGTGTTTCTTCAATCCAAGGTGGAAAGTATTTTTGTAACTCTAATCCTAATTTTTCTCTTTCATCTGATAAAGTTGAGTATAATTTTTTAGCAGCATTAGTATCAAAGCCAATACCGTTAGCCATCATTTGTGTGCATAACAATTGTACTTCGTGTTCTAAGTTTAAAGCTTCATCTGAATATTCTTTACTTAATATTTTATTATAAAGTTTATGAGTTACATGAACATCTTGCTCACAATATATAAGCATTTCTGGAGTAAATGTTTCCCATGATTGAGGCTTTTCTCCTTTGTGTTCTTTAAGTCTATGACCCCAAGCTTTTAATGACTGTGAACCTATTAAATTTTTAGGAAAACCATTGTGCATTAATTTAAAATCAATTTCTTTTATATGAGCAAATATTAAACGAGTTGCTACTAGTGTATCAAACAACTCAGCTTTAGGTTTAAACTTTAATATTTTTTCTATAACAGGAATATCAAATGCTATTATGTTATGACCAATTAACATCTTTGCATCTTTGATTTTTTCAATACAAACATTTAAGTCTGTAAATACTTCATCAGTATTAATATCTTTTATTACTATGCAATGTATTTTTGTAACTTTATCTAATAAGTTATCACACTCTAAGTCTAAAATATAATTCATTAATTTAACCTCACATATCTAACTTCAACCATAAAAGCATATTGGCTCATTGTTGAAAGTATATTTAACATATCCATAATTATTTCTGCGTCCTCTTCTCTGTGTACATACAGATACTGCATTTTATTTTGTTTACGAGCTGTAGCAATTGACTCACCAATTTGTGACATAATATAATCACTCCATTTGGTACTGTAGTAATCAAATCTCTTCATGCTCTTGCAAGCGTCCAGTTGTAGGATCAAAATTTATTCTGCCACATAAACCTGTTTCACCGGACCAACGGTTTTTTAAAACTCTTACTGATGTAAGATTTTGTGTCTTTGCTGATTGCTGATTTCTTTCTAAGCCTATTACAATATCACTAAGTTGTGCTATTCCATGACTTCCTCTTAATTGTCCTAATGATGTTGATGCACCTTCTTCATGTCCTTTATCATTAAAAGTTCTTCTTAAATGACTAACTACTATTAATGCTATACCAGTTTCAGATACTAAAGATCTTAATCCTGTCATTATAGCATCTAAGTTTCTACGCTCATCGCCGCTTTCATTACCTGAAATTACAATACTTAAATGATCTAAAAATATATATTCACATTTTAAAGCTTTAGCTAAGTATCTTATTTTAGATAATAAATGACCTTGTTCTAATGAACCAAAATGATTGTACAACAAAACATTACCATCATTAAATAATGATTTAAAAGCTTCTGATAGTTTTTTCTTATCTTGTTTTTCTGTAGATAAATGTAACGGTGTATTTAATTCTAAGCTTAATAAACTTTCAGCTGACTTTTGTATACTTTCTTCTAATGCTATGTAACCAATTTTTTTGTTTTGTTTAATAAGATTAAAAGCTAGCTCACGACAAAATTGACTTTTACCAATACCTGTACCTGCTGTAACTGTAACTAGTTCACCTTTACGCAAACCTTTAGTTTTAATATTCATAGATGGAAAAGGATAATTTATAGTTTCAACTACTTCTTTATTAACTACCTTGTCTAATAAATCAGCTGCATCAATTATACCATCAGGTCTAAATACTTTTGCGTCCCATAAACAATTTAAAAGTTCTTTTGTTTTATCTGCTACTAACATTTCGTTAGCATCTTTCATTGGTAGTCTTGCTATCTTAGCTTGACCAGGTTGAAACAACTCTGCTACTTGTTTTGCAGCTTTTATTCCAGGCTCATCTTGATCAAAACAAATTATAATTTCTTCAAAGCCTGACAAAAATTCGAGAGATTTAGTTATATCTTTTACTGCTGAGTGTGCTCCATTTTTTAATGAAACAACTGGCCATTGGTTACCATATACTTGACTAACACTTAAACAATCGAGCTCACCTTCAACTATCGTAATACGTTTGCCGGCATCTCTAAACAATTGTTCACCAAATAAACCTGTACTTCTTGCATCACCTAACCAAGAAAATCTTTTATCTTTAAATCTTAATTTGTAAGTGTTGTTTCCATAATCAGCTACATGTACTAATTCATCTTTGTATTTAGCAAATTTGTAATTGTACTTTTTGCAAGTATCAATTTTAATTTTTCTAGAAATTATTGGCTTGTATTCTTGTTCTGTAAGTTCGTTCATATTAGAATTTTGTATTGTTGGAGTTTTATTTTCTGAATGCTCGTAGTAATCACAACCAAAACAATAGGCGTGCATGTCGTCATATCGAGCTAAGTTGTCCTTTGAGTTACACGATGGACAAGGTTCGTGTCTTAAAAATTTTGCGGAAGTTTGCATGTTACCTTTCTATAAATTGAAATACGCGCGAGGATATTTTTATTACTTCAACATCTATGCGATACAGCAGTCAAGTTAACTGGGTCGGCCGGCTGAAGTAACTACGCGTCCTCGCCGTAGATCACTCTTTCTCCAAAACAAACCGCTAGGTTTGCAAGGCGGTACTAAGTATTACCCTTTAAGGCGCGTATTTTATTTAGTTTACAAATCATATCGAAAGGCAAAATGATTGTAGATCTTCATCTACTATGACTGTAAACCATCTAAAACTAGTTGTTGTTGTGTTTCATCTTCATTTTGTAAAGCTTTCTGCCACAACAAATTAATTAATTGTTCACCATCTTTTAAATATGTAGGTGATTTTTCATCTTCAAAGTAATCAGCTTTTTCTAAACAAACTTGTGCTTGTTCAAACTGCTGCTTGTACAAATGCTGAGAGCCAACAGTTAAATACAGATGACCTAAATCGTATTTAATATTGTGTTGGCTCTTTAATTGTAACAACACATACAAGGAAATCATTGAAAAATTATAAACATCATAAACCCAACCAAGCCAAGCATCGCTTGACCTCATTGTAGCCATGCAATTTAATTGATTATCTCTAATTAAAAATTGTAAACTTAATGTACAAGGTACATCATTAGATTTTCTAGGATTTTCACGCCATATATTAATTACTGCTTGTCTTGATGACGGATCATCTTTTAATGTTTGTATTATGTATGGTAGTTGATCTACTACTTTAACACCATAAGCTCCAAAAAATCTAACACCATCATCACTAAATTTTGTAATCATTTTAGAAAATGGTGCTATTGTTTTAACTCTATTATCACCACTTAATATCCAAGCTGCTTCTGCAAATCTAAATTTTTGACCTATTTTTCTAGATTTTATATTAACCATTGGTTCGTTCATATTAATTTTAGTTGATACACACAGCTGCTCTTTTGTTTCAATACCTCTTGGTGATACTGTTGGGCATTGTGTAATCATATTTAATAACGACAACCACAATATACTTGTAGAATTTATTTTAGTTTTTTCTTCAGTTTTATTTTTGCTCATAGATTTCTTTTTTGATGAACTCATCAGTATTTTCCTCCGCATAATTAAAAATTGTAAAGTATGGAAACATATTTTTTAGCAAGACGTACGCATCATAAACTCTTCCAACGCTATCAAAATCTTCATCACCATCTTTTCTTCTTTCTTCAAATCTTGAAAGAACTTTTGCTTTAGGTGGTAAGCATAATATAAATTTATTATTTACATCTTTTCTAGCTAGCTGTTCCATTTGATTTATGTTGTAAGCTGGACCACCTCTAAATATAGTGCTGTAAATTAATTCACTTGGCCAATGCCTATCTATAATTACACTATCTAATTTTAAACTTTCTAAATGCGGTTTGTACGCATGCTTGTATTGACCATGATGTATATAAAGATAATCAGTTAACTTACCTTTTAATGCTGTTGCTAGTGTTGTTTTACCTGCACAGTCTGGTCCTTCTAAAATAATTTTCATATTCCTAACTCTCTTATTGTTGATTTTATTTCTAGTTGTCCGTACTTAAGAATTAAGTCGTTAACTAATTTGTTTAATGCTTTAGTTTGCAACTCATTAAATTTTTTATGACCAACTAAAGCTATTCCTATTGTTTCGCCTTTATCATCATCAAGGTTAAAACCTATTTGATCTACGTGTCTTCCTTTTTTAACATCACCATCAATAGTAATAATGAAATGATAACCAATACCTAGTAATCCTTGTTTACGATGCTGCGCATCAATTTGTTCTTTAGTTATATCTAGGTTCATTGGAGTTTTTGTTGAATCTATAAAAATATATTTAGTCGACTGTCGGTTTTTTAATCCTGACGTCTGCTTCAGCAATCCACTCTTTGGGTATTGTTTCTTTTGCATACTTAAATCCGTTTGTTTGACACCACTTTGCGTAAGTAGTTTTTGATATTTTACTGATACGTTGGTTTGGGTTTGAAAACACAAATCTAATATCAATGTGTGGGTATTGTTCTTTAACTTGAATATGTTTCTGTCTATCCTTAGTTAAAAATCTACCTTTCGCTTCAATGACAATTCCGTTTGGTAATACAAAGTCAGGTGTATACCTTGAATTTTTTGCAGGTCTTAAATATCTAATTGTAAAAGACTCATAACTTACAGGAACGCCTAGCTTTTTTAATTGCTGAGCTATGCGTTCCTCAAGTCCACTTCTAAATAAAGTCTTCTTTTGAAGTTTCATTTACAGGTGTTTTAACAGAGGCTTCTGTTTGTTCTTCAGCTACATGCACATAACCTTTTTCTTCTTTAAATCCTAAGTTAGCCATACTTGGCATAGGTTTTGTTTGTAGTTCTAATATTTGTACACCTACTAGTCTCAATGAGATACCAGCACCAGTAGTTGCTACGTAATATGGTATTAAGTCTGCAGATACTTTTACTTTGCTGCCACCATAAACAATCATATCTGTCATGGGTTGACCTGAACTATCAATTACAACTGGTCTAATTTCAACATCGCCAATTTTACCTTTCATCTTTATTTTAAATAAAGTTTTACCGTTTTCTGAAACGTAAGGTTTTGGACCTGGTTTAATTGTTTTACCGGCATTTAACTTTTTTTGTTCAGCTAAATTTTCCGTGTAAGCTTTGTCGATAACTGTAACAAAATCTTTTGCTTCATTATCATCAACATAAATATTACAACTATAAATTCCATTTACTTTGTCGAATTTATAATCAGCATCTTTTAACCAAGGGTAACTTGCGACGCCAACTGGAGTTGTAATACGTTCGTATTTTCTTTTACTTGACATTTTTTCTCCTATATTAATGTATCTATATGTGTATCTAATTCACGAGTGTATATATTTAACTGAAAAAATACTTAGCTTTAGCAATTTCCTCAATATCCAAATTACCTTTTGCAGGTAATGGTGGAATTTTGTGTCTTTTTTTCTCGGGAATTAATGCTGTAATTTGGTCTTTAAAATGCTCTAACGGATCCATCTCACTATACATTTGTATAAAAGCTGATCTAGCACATTCATTAAGTTTATCCATATCGCAAGGTAGTGTTGCGTATGAATCATGAACCATACCAAAATCTTTAACACCTTTTTGCAAACAATGATCAATCGTTAAGAACATGTGCGTAGCATCTAACGCATGCACAAAGTTCGGCGAAATCCCATTAGCTTGTTTTCGTTTATTAATTTTATCTGTATTGGACCTTATCCTTATTCGACCCATCATTTTAGTTTTAACAATCATATCTTTTTGAGAATAATATGCTTGCTTAACAGGAAAACCTAAAGGTGTGGTCCAGTGTACAGGTGTTTTAGTTGCTGCACAAAGTCTTGCAACTTTTTGTAACCAATCCATAGCTTCACGAGCTTTAATAACTGTATTACCAATACTGTCCCAAATTAAGTTCGCTAAAAATATATTAGCTTTTGGTCTATCAGTAAATGGTGGTAAGTCTCCTTTTTCTTCTCTATCAGAAACATATTCGTCTACAAACTCTACGCAAGAGTATCTAGTTCCACCATATGGTAAAACCATTACACTTCGTTTAGTAGCTTTACGATCTATACCCCAACTGAGCCATTGTTTAGCAATTGGATCAGAAGATATTTTTAATTTTGATATAACTGTATCAGCTACAACTTGATAAATATCTGCTGGAGTATCGTTATCAGTTAAGTTAACTGCTTTACCTCCAACTTCATCTCTGAGTACAGCTGAAAAGTTTTGCAACCCATTACATGAACCATCAATGTTACATGGTAAACCAGATTCATAACTTAATCCATAACGTAACATATTTTCAAATTCAAATGTTGCTGCTAAGAACTGCCAAGGTTTATCTGCTTTCTCCCAAAATGATGTTTTAAATGGATCTCTAGCTGATGCTACTATTGCATCTTTATTATTATGAACCCATTTAATTCTATCATCTAATGATATTTTATCTTGACCATAAGTATTTGCTAATTGTAAACACAAATATCTTTCGCCGACTTTACCTAAAGGTTTTTTATTAGCAAACATGTGTAATGCTTTTGCTAAGTCTGTGCCTTGTGGATTAAAATATCCTGTTACATAATAAAATCTATCACGAAAACAAAGTCTACCTGCATGATGTATTCTATCTTCGTCAACAAACTTATCAGCTATATAAATTGTGTTTGCTTCAGCAAGTCGTTTAGACCTTAGCTTTTGATTTTGAGTATAAACAATAGTCATTTCAGATTTCCATTTAGAAAAAGCTTTTAACTCTTCTTCATTTTTATCTTTTTTGTTTATGCTGTGTGGTTTATTAGGCATATCCATTAACTTAGATGTTATTAATCCACCACGATTTCTACTGTCGTCATTAAATACAGTTTTAGCTACATTTAATATTTCTCTATTAACTTTCCAAGGTGTGTCTTGAATAGTATTTAAACCATTATAAACTCCTGGCATGTCATAATTTTTAAGTTCTTCAATATAAGTTCTATGACTAGTAATATTATTACCTGTAACTAAAAACATTGGCTCAATGTGTTTACTTATATAACCACCACCAATACTTGTTTTCCATTTACGAGGTTTACAAAGTAACGGATAAAATTCTGGATCAAAAAATTGATTAAAGTCTCTAACATTTTTAATCCACTCTAAAGTTTTATTAGTCGCTGTAAGTACATTATAAGCTCTTTTTCTTTTAAATATCTTTTCAACTTGTACTAATCCAGTTGCTTCAATAAATAATGATATAAGTAATTCGCCGACTAATAGCTTATCTCTTACAGGCCATTTATCCCACTCAAAACCTGTTCTTTTAGAACTTAATAATAATTTCCAACGTCGATATTCGTAATGATTAGATCGCTTATCTAAATCTTTATTAACACTATCAAACAAAGCTTTATTAGTTTGACTAAATGATTGAAAGTAAAGCTCATCTTCAATTTTACTGCCAAGTGATATTGCTTGTGCTGTAAATTTTCTAACTGATGTAACACTATCAATAATCTTTTTAGCTGCAATGACAGCTATTAATTTTGAATCTAATTGATCTAAGTATTTTTTAGCTACAAATTTTGGACCTCTATTATTTTCATTTAAAAAGTCTTGTATAACGACCTCATATTTATCAATACTAGCTTTTAGTAACTTTTTGCCGTGAGTTGTCATACTCTCACGTTCTTTTTCAATTGATTTGTTTTCTCTATTTAAAGTTCTTTTACCGCCTCGATTTCTCATCTCAGCTTCGTTTTCTATTTGTCTTTCAATTATTTTCTTATAGTCACTTATTCCGGTCACCATTTTGCCTCCGTTGTTGTATTAGTTACACTAGTGAATACTTACCTTTTTAAACAGTTATTGTATAACAGCACACTGCTATACACTGGTGTAAATATCCATCAGCTAGATTTTAAGTCTGTTGTTGTTATTAAATAAGTCATAGATTAACAAACTTTTAATCAAAACCCTATGACTTTTGCCACTTGGTCACTGCTTTGGTCACTAGTATTTTCTAAAGCTTTACGAGCTTCAGTTTTATTTCGTGGCGCCAAATGTGCGTACCTTAGTGTCATCTTAATTGTTTTATGTCCCATTAGTTCTTGTATTACAGTTATACCAATATTTGCTTGTACTAATCTTGACGCAAACGTGTGTCTAGTGCAATGAAAAGTAAACTGCTTGTCGTCCTGTAAACCTAGTTTAATTTTACCAAAATTCCAAGCTTTTCTTAAATGCTCATCTGATATGTTTGCAAACGGATAACGACCAGATCTTTTAAGTATTTTTATAGCTCTATCAGTTAACTCAATATATCTTGGAAATGGTGCTTTAGCTTTAGTAGTCATTATAGTAAGCATACGTCCATCTATATCTCGTTCTTGATCTATTCTTTTAAGTTCAGATTTACGACCACCGCAATCATTACCAAAAGCAACTAAATCAGCTACATCATTATATCGTTCAGAGTACAACGCAGCTAAAAATCTATTTTCTTCTTCATGCTTAAAGTATCTTATTCTTCCTTGACCTTCGATAAACCACTCTATTTCAGGTTTAGATTTTATATAGTTTCTTTTTTTAGCATGACTTAATATTTTAGATAATGCTGCTAGTTTTCTATTACACGTACTATCTGCATTGCCATTTGATTTCCAATCTTCTATTAAATTATCAATTACTTCTTCGTCGATTGTTGTTATCTTTTTATGTATGCCTATTTGTTCAACAACATTTTTAGCTGTTCTTAAACCACACGCATCAGTCCACTTATGTTGCATTTGCGTAAATATTGCGTGAATGGATAGATCTTTGCGTGCTAAATCAAGCTCTTTACAAATATGAAGCCAACTTTTACCTTCATTTAAACCTTTCTCACAATGTGCTTCAGCTGCCTTAGCATCAGTTACATCACCAAGTATTTGAGTTCTATATCTTTTGCCTTTGTGAGTAATATCTAATTGAAAACCTTTGTTTCTTTGTCTATAAGCCATATAATTACCTTTCTAAATGTTTGGCCTCATGCTGAAATTGGTAGACAGTCACGACTTAAAATCGTGTGGATTTTATCCGTCCCAGTTCGAGTCTGGGTGAGGCCACCAATTATTTTACCCATATATTTTCTAACGAACTATAAAACTGTTTACCTTTTGGTGTTAAGTAAACAAGCTTTCGTCTTCGTTCCATTGGATCTTCTCTTGACGCTAACAAGTTTGGACCTTTTACTTTTTTTCTGGTCCAATCAGTAAAGAAAGCTACGTTACGGCTGCAACTTGCCTGACTTACTCCTAGTGTTTCTGAAAGATTTGCCATTGGCACTTTATCTTTTTTATTCATAGCTATTGCTAAAAATGTTTGAACTGTCTGAGCTTGTATTTCATTATCTAATTTTCTAAACTCAGCCATAAATTTGAACATCGCTGTTCCTGGTATCTTGTGTATTAATTCTTTCATTGTTTTGCCTTTCGTTAATTAAAATAAAAATTTTTGTAAACATTTTAATTAAATAAAGGTGGACCTTGTTCACTTTGACATATCCACAAACCATTTGTGTTACCACCTGACATAGATGTAATTTTTGTTGCGGCTGTAAAGTAATACAACACACTAACACACAAATAGTTTGTACTAATATTATACATTGTCCTTGTTTCTAAAATTTAAAACTTTACCAACATTGATATAGTTTTCTTCTAAAGTTTGTAAAGTAGTTAATTTATAAATTTTACATCTTGAAATATATTTACTAGCTGCCATAGCTTTAACAAACTGATTAGCTTTTTCTTCATTTGGATATTCAATAATAACTGCTGCGTCATATTCTGAATCTAACGATATACCATTTCTACTTATGTATTCGCCTCCAAAACTTTGATTAAGTTTTTTAAATTCTATTATTTGATCTGCTTTTTGTTTTGTAGTTAAGTGACGTTTAAAACTATCGCTATGTTGCCCTAATATTAATAACTTACACATTTTGCCTCCGATTTTTAAGTTGTACTAGATTTATCCTTGTTTGTAAAGCTTGCACTAAAGAAAGTATTACACACACAAGTAGGACAATTTATGTGACCTGCTGATGTATTTATAAAATGATTGCCGTTACAAGTAGTACATATTTTTTCTTTAGCTGCTTTTTCAGCTAGTTTCTTTTTTTCATACATACGAGCTTTATTAGCTGAGTGTACAAAGCCTATAGCATCATTAAATTCAGCCATTATAGACCTCCAAAATTAGAATAATAACAAGCGTCGTTCATTAAACAAACGAACCACGTTAATCCCCAGAAAAATCCAATAGTAGCAAGTACGCCTATTATTGAACCTATTGCTTTTAATGTTTCCATTATTTACCTTTCAGTGTGTATTGTTTGCATAAGTGTATGATTTAAGAGACAAGGAAACATTAAAGCTGCTTTGTAGAGCAACCGGTTCCCTTGCCTCAACACACACTGTACATTTTTTGTTTTGAAATTATTATTTAACAACGGTTTATTGCTGCTCATTATATTAACTAACAAAAGGAGCATAGCCTTGTGAGCATTAGGTAGTAATAATTTCATAATGTTGCTACCATAATTCATTAATTTTTGTTTTGATGTTTGGTTAGGTCTATTGATCTGGTTGACCCTGCTTTGTAATTGTTAGGATAATGTTTTCCAGGCATCTCACAATTAAGCAACCAGATGTAATTAACATTAAGCATTTTAAACAAATCAGCTGTTGCGTCTTTGTAACTGTAAGCTTTAATGTTAAACTTAAATTCTTCTTTATTGATTGTATGACCAAAGAATCTATATTTTAAAAGATTCTTATCAATACGTTTGCTGACAATGTTTAGCTCTACTGTTTTAATATCATTCATAAGTTATATGCTCCGGTACAACTATTGATACATCGACCTCGTATTTCTTACCGTTGTCGCCATCAATGTTTATTGTTGATTTATTGATTTGAGTTATTACACCGTATGTATTGTATTTATTCATGCGTACAGTTTGACCTACGGTAAACTCTGTTAAGTTCAATGTATCATTTGCCATAGTGAAAACCTTACACTAGTGTAAAGAATAAAAGAACCTAGATGTGTCCCTATTTAATGTGCATAGTTGTCACAGCCCTCAGCTATTGATTTTGCTTAAGGTATACAGCACCAGTTTTGATTTTGATTAAAAACGAATTTGCTTACGGTATATATGAGAGAATTTTGAGCTCAGCTATGTACAAACTGAGCTCAAATTTGATATGTTTCTAAACTTTTTTAATTAACTGATTATCTATTTTATAAGTAAGAGTTACCTCTTCAGTTAAATTGCCTACAAAATTTTGAATAAACTTTTTAATTTCTACAAAATCTTGTTCAACGACATTTGGACAAGTTTGAGTTGTAAATTCAACAACAAACTTTTTAGGTTTATTTTTGTCCATTATTGCACCTCCTTCATTACTCGATCAATGTATTTCTTCTCGGCATTTCTTGCATCTATCTCCCAAGGCAAGTCCATATATTTTTTATGGTTCTGAGATGGTTTATACTTACGAATTGAAGTCTCAATCGCAACACCTAAACCTTTGTTCTGTTTCCAAATGAAATATAAACCTTTCTTTTTTGGGTCAAGTTTAAGTATTCCAGTCTCATATTGTAACGCGTGTTGACACTCGTGTATGATAGTTGAAACGATACTTTTGATGTTCTTTGAACGAATATCAATCGCAACTTCTTTTCTACCATCAGCATAAAATCCAATAGTATTTCCTCTAATATTTCTAATAAAGAAATTTAACTTATCAGATTTTAAACCAATTATTTTTTTGGTTACATCATAAGCTTTGATAAAAGTATCTACGTTCTTATGATAGAACTCTCTTAACTTCTCATGATCTCTATTGACTGAACCAGTAACAAAAAGATCTTTACGATCATCTTTTATAGCTATGTATTTTGGCATGTGTTTACCTTTCGTTAGTTTATTTATGACTTTAATTAAGTCTCAAAGCACACTATAAAAATGTGCTTTAAGTCTTAATTAACAAAGTTCTTCGATATCTTTTTCAGTTAAATCTTCGGGAGTTGTTTCACAATCTTGCAAAGAAAATGAATCATCATTATCTGTATATTTACCCTCTTTAATTAACTCTAAAGCTTCTTTTTCAGAT